GTGGAGGGAGCTCGAGGCGGTCAAGAAGCGGAAGGAGGACGCATGACGACTTGCCCGCACTGTGACGCAAGGCACAGGCGGCACGTAGACCTCCAGACGGGGGCCACGCCCGCCAACGGGGACTACACCCTGTGCCTGGTCTGCGGCCGGTGGTGCGTGTTCGATGACCAGCTGTTCGGGGGCATGAGGAAGCCGCTGATCAGGGAGCAGCGGTGGCTGGATGCCGAGCCAAGGGCCGTGGCAATGACGATCGGATGGAGGATAGGGAAAGGATGAACATCAGCAGGCAAAGCGGAGCCAAGCTATGCTCTTCCATGCTCAGCTTGGCAGGCTTAGCAGAGCAAGTCTTTGCTAAGCAAAGCATAGCATAGCCGAGCAGGCCGAGCGGTGCGTAGCACGCCAAATTCACAGCAACGCGTGGCGTAGCAGGCGGAGCGCGGCGCGGCGGAGCGTGGCTATGCAAGACCGAGTAGAGCGTCGCCTGGCATAGCAGGCCAAGCGAACCACGGCAGCTCACGGCCACACGATGCATGGAGAGCCAAGACCACTCTAGGCGCGTCCGAGCTAGGCAGGCATGGCATGGCGTAGCCGATCCTTGCGCTACTGAGCGTAGTCCAGCGAGGCAGGCTTAGCCCTGCTTCGCAAGACAGGTCTTTGCGAAGCAGAGCGAGGCGAGGCAGGCTAAGCGTGGCGTGGCGCAACAGAGCAGAGCCACCCACAGCGCAACTCGGCTGGCCGAGCCGAGCGTGACGTAGCTGAGCACGGCGAGGCTCTGCGAGGCGGGCACGGCTTGGCTCTTCCTGGCCGATCTTAGCACAGCGAAGCAGGCTGTCGTGGCAGTGCTCAGCAAGTCGCGGCAGGGCACGCCACCTCCGAACTGAGCAGGGCTGAGCTCAGCTGGCAAGGCGGGTCTTGGCGGAGCGCAGAAACTCCCGGCAAGTCTCAGCGGAGCAGGCAAGGCGGAGCTGAGCCAAGCGGAGCGGTGCCCAGTCCAGCGGGCGAAGCCCAGCGTACCAAGGCGCAAGCGATCCAAAGCAATGCGTGGCGGAGCTGGCATAGCGAGGCGAGAGCGGCCAGGCGAGACTGCACCTGGCTCAGCAAGGCGGGCATAGCGCAGCACGTCCGCGCATTGCGGGGCGTGCCAGGGTCCTGCCGAGCACAGGCTAGCCAAGCCGAGCTGGCAGAGCGTGGCGTAGCCGAGTCCTGCACCTCGGAGCACAGCGACGCAGGCTATGCGAGGCCACGCTGTGCTGTGCGGAGCGCGGTCGGACAGGGCACCGCTCGGCCAAGCAGAGCGGGCGTAGCTTAGTCCAGAGATGCTGGGCACGACGCCACCCAGCAGAGTACAGCAGGCTGTGCCCAGCAGAGCTCGTCATGCCAGAGCAGAGCGGACCATGGCAGGCACGGCTCAGCATGGTTTAGTGAGGTTCGGCGCATCAAAGCAGAGCAAGGCAGGCGTGGCGAACCTAAGTTAAGCCAAGCGAGGCGTGGCAAGCCCTAGCAGGCTTGGCACAGCAAGGCTATGCGATGCGGAGCGGACCACGTATGGCCATGCCAAGCAAGCGGGCCTAGCGAGCCGAACCGCATCTTGGCGGAGCGTACCGCTGCACCGCGAGGCAATGACACGCAGAGCAGACTTAGCAGAGCGAGGCAAGGCGAAGCGTGGCGGAACCCTAGCGGGGCAGTGCAGGCATGGCACAACCCAGCCCAGCGTGGCGCTCGTCGCCCAGCGCACCACACAGAGCTCGGCTAGGCTGGCGCAGCGAGACTAAGTAAGGCTAAGCGAGGCGCAGCTGGCATGGCACGGCTCACAATCGCAGTGCAAGGCGTGGCGAAGCTTGGCATAGCAGGCCAACCCAAGCAGCATCAGCAGAGCTATGCGTGGCGAGGCAATGCGGGCCAAGCCCAGCACGGTGGAGCACTCTGTGCAGTGCATTGCGAGCAGGCTAAGCCTAGCGAACCAACGCCTGACATTGCCAAGCGTCGTCCAGCAGGCCAAGCCAAGCAGAGCTCGGAAGAGCTATGCGTTGCGAGGCGAACCACGGCTGGCGCAGCCTGGCCCAGAAAAGCTGTGCAAGACGGTGCCAGACGCACACCGGCGGAGCACGGCGGGCGAAGCGTGGCCTTGCTTAGCGGTGCTGGGCACAGCAGGCATGGCACGGCTCACCGTATCAGGGCAAGGCGTTGCACTGCTTGGCTGGCAAAGAGAAGGGCGCAGGACCAAGGCCCTGCGCCCAGTTAACCAAGGAGACTGTGCTTTATAATCTAAGAGGGGATGAGAATGGTTGCCAGCAGAACCACCACGGAGCAGATCGTCAAAATTCTGCTCAAGTACGTAGACCGCAAGACCGCGATCAAGTTGGCGCGGGACCTCCTCCACAACCACGTAAGGGGCAACCAGAGCGTAGTGGATACATTCGGCCGCATCGTGGAATACCTCCACGGTGAGGAGCACTGACCGACAGGAGACCAAGCATGAGCATGTTCAACAGAAGAACCAACCAAGACCACCTCCACCACGACTATGAGGCGAGGGACCTCGACGAAGTAGCTGAGGACATGGAGAGCGAGGTCAGACAGCTCGTTGGAAGGTCATCCCCTCCACCACCCAGGATGCCCGACTACGTAGAGCATAACCCCGAGGTAGACCAAGTTGGCAGGCTGACCGCTGAGGCCCTGGTCATGACCTACGAGGCCAGCGCCAAGCAGATCGAGGGCATGGGCTCGGGCCTGGCCGACGCCATGGATGAGTGCAGAAAGACCACTACCGCCCTGGTCAAGGAGCTGGAGCGGGTAGAGCAAGAGACCGAAGAGGCCGTGAAGCAATGCCTGGAAGCGGCCGAGGTGTACAGAGCGCAGGCGAAGGAGTTGTTCGCACAGATCCAAAACAGAGCCATGCTCGCGGCCAAGGTCAGAGAGACCGCCACCGCGATGATCGAAGACCTCAAGAAGTAAACCAACAGGAGACGTAATAGAATGCCGATCAAGAAACTCAAGTTCAGCTTCGTGGTGGGCGTGGAGGCGCTCACCAAAATCCTCAGCGAGGGCAACAGCGAGATGAACATCGAGGTGTTTGAGGACCAGCCTCGGGTCGCCAAGCCCAAAGAGAAGCCCCAGCTGGCCCTGCCTGCTCCAGGCCGCGGCCGCGGTCTGAGGGACGCCCTGCTCGGCGCCCTGAGGAGTGGGCAGAAGATGACCACCGCCGAGCTCAGGGCGGTCATCGTGGCCGTAGGGTACAGTGAGCAGAGCCTGTCCAACCAGGTGTTCGAGCTGCACAGGGAGAAGCTGATCAAGACCGTCAGCCGCGGCGTCTACGTGATCACCAAGAAGGGGCTCAACCAATGAGACAGTCGAGAACCTGGAAGCTGGTCAGCGACCGAGACCCGATCGTGTATCAGTTGCGTACGCTTATTGGCGACGAGGGCCTGACCAAGCGGCCGAAGGACGTAGCCATCCTGGCCAACCGCCACATCACTACGATCAAGAACCTGATGGATGGGACGACCTACCGGCCGCTGAGTGCCACGGCCCAGGCGATCATCTCCGGCCTAGGCTACGAGATGACCATCGCCAAGAAGCGTACGTTCAACCTGGACGAGGAGATTGCAATCTGCCGGACGTGGAACAAGAAGGAGAACGAGCGGGCGGCCAAGAAGCGGGAGGAGAAGTGATGGTAAGATACACGTGGGAGGTGAGCGGCACTGCCGCAGACGGGCAGACGTGGACCACCTCAGGGTCCGTGGCCACGGAGAGGGAGGGAGAGTTCTTCTCCGTCCCGGGAGAAGTGATGCGGCTCTCCTTCATAGAGCTGACCGATGGGCGGGCCGTCTACGGCTCCCCCGGGCTCCACTGCCGAGGGCCTTACTCCTTCACCCGCCTGCTGATCGAGAGGGAGGGGGACGCGGAGGGGAGAGGGCCAGGGCGCTAGCTAGGGAGGCCCTGGAGAGGCCCCAGGGGCAGGGAGGTCCTAGGGGCCTTTAGGCTCTAAGGCCCTCCAGCGGCCCTCCCTCAGGGCCTGGGAGGGCCTGGCTGGTAGGTGTTCATGGGGAAGCTCTAGATATAGCTCTCCCCCATGGAAACTAACCAGCCGCGCCCTCCCAGCTCCCATCCATAGGGAACCCTGCCCTTCCTGGCAGGGTTCCCCCTTTTTTGCGTTCCATACCCTACTATCTTACCTCTAGCAACCCTCGCAGATAGAGGGAGGTCCAGGGGGCACCGGAGGCAAGGGGTCTACCCTAGAGGGATTGTCCGGCGAGCTAGGACTAGGTGACCGCTCTCCGTCTCCGCCGGCTACGACCAACACAGCGATCACGACGACTGCGAGCAAGAGCAGCCACCACCCGATCTTCATCGGTGGATCGGAGGTCCGAACACCTGCCAGCCCAGCAGGAAGAACAGCACGAACAAGAGCAGGGTGTTGGCGCCCAGCGCGTAGGCCCCGGAGACCACCGCGAAGTGGACCAGCAGTCCGAACACAAACCAGATCAGCATCAAAATCCAATAGCACAGACCCAGGGTCATCTCCTCCTCCTATTCACTTTCAAGGGCCGCGTGGGGCCACTGGTCCAGGGTTCTCCGGTCATCCCACTTAACGTTGACGCCGGTCCTCGAGATCGAGGCGACCGCTCCCCTCCGCTTGCTCCAGTCCACGTGGACTCGACTGCTTGCCGAGAACGTCTCGGCCACGCTCTCTCTCAGTCTCACTCTGTCTCCTTCGACCATGGCTCGCACCCCACCTTCTTAGAGACTCGGCGAGCCTCACTGCCGCGGCGGCCGCGGCCGCCCGCCTCTGCTCGCACGCCTCGCACGCCCCCACACCCCTCAACGTCTCGCTCCGCACTGCCTGGATAGCTCGTTGATCAGGTTGTCCTTGCGCTCACTGGACTCGGCGATTTGGGTCAAGATGTACGCGAACCCAGCCAGCAGCACCACGTTGGTGACGATCGAGCCAAGCAGCGCCGGAGAGGTCCTCAAGCTCTCTACTATCTTCTCGGCCACTTCTCGAACCATTGCTCTCCCCCTATCGACTCGGTCCTGGGTTGATGGTCAGGGTGCCAGACCATACCCTCAGCTTGGCGGTGCCCTGCATTCTGATCAGGGAGTGAGCGTAGTCTCCAAGCTCCATGGCGACCAACTGGGCCTGGGTGATCAGCACGGTGAACGCCCCGTTCACCGGATCGGTGATCGCCAGACCTCCGTTGGCCGTGGTGAGCAGCATCTCCTCAGTGATGTCGGTCGCGTTCTGCCTGATCCCCATCTGCATGGTGTAGCCGGTCAGATCGATTGGACCCGTGACGTTGCCGTTTGAATCAATGGCCTGATAGAGGAAGCCACGATTGAAGTCGGCATCGTTCTCACAGGTTATGTTGACGATCGCCATCTCATCCTTCCTTCAATACCAGCTTCCCGAGCTCATCCTCGACGTAGACCGGCGGCGCCGGCTGCGGTCGCGGATAGGCGTCGTCGACGAAGCTCAGATAGGCGTCGAAATCCTCGATCGCTTCATTGGGCTTGGCGTGCTTGATGTACTCGATATGCCCAGCGTCGCCATCCCACTGCACGGCGCTGATCCCAGCGGCACGTAACCCAGAGCAATCGATCAGCAGGCTCTCGCCGTCGACCACAATGGTGTCATCGAGGCAGTTAATTGATACGCGGCGGTCCATTGGTCAATCTCCTGTTCGCGGTGTCTACCGCAAAACCCACGGCCTCGACCACGCTGTTGCGGAAGGTCTCCATGGCCTTGGTGGTGCCGCGGGAGACCTGGGCGTTCTCCATCAGCATCAGCGGGAGCAGCGCCACGGCGCAGGCCCAGTTGTCGATGATCTGCTCGCTCTGCGGGTTCTTGCCGTACACCTTGGTCCACCACGGACAGGCGTGACAGACCTCGCTGACGTCCTTCTTGTGGAGCGGGCAGACTTGGCCGGGATCGGCGCGGGGGACTTGGACCATGTCAGTTCTTGCTCGCTAGGATCACGTCGCAGTACAGCATGCTCATCGTGATCGGATGGTTGTGGGAGCCACCACCGCCGCCGGAATAGACTGCGATGTTGTTGCTGGCGCTAAACGAGCCGGTATAGGTGACCGGGTTTGCGGTGCCACTGGTGAACGCAAAGTAATCGGTACCGCCAAAATTCTGTGGGACACCGCCGCTCCAGCCTCCCTTGGTCAGCGGGACGTTCCAGGTGGGGTCTCCGGCCGGAGCGACGGAGATGGGGTTGCTGCCGGACGAGCCTATCCCGGGCGGGACCTCGCCCGTGCTTAGGGTGTGACCGCCGACTGTGGCCTGGGCCATCACCGTGGAGAAGCCGTTGACCCCGCCGCTGCCGCCGCCCGCCGAGCTGACCACCCGCAGCGCCTTGTCGTTGTGCGTACTGACTTGGGTCCAGCCGGTCGGGGCCGCCGCCTGGTAGAACACCATCACCGTGCCGGACGGAACACCTCCCCCGACGTTCGAGTCAACGTAGCTCTTGTCCGCCGCGTCGGTGGCATTGACCGGGTTGCCGGACAGGGTCAGCGCCGCGACCATTGCCGCAGAGCCGTCTGTGTACACCGGCAGCTTGCCGGCGATCGGCACAGTAGACGTCTTCCACTTCACGCCGTCCCAGGTATAGGTGGGTTGCCCGGCGACAGGCGAGGCCGGATACTTCTGTCCGATGCTGGGACCGCTGGGAAAATCAAACATCAGTAGTACTCGTCGACCAGGATCACGCCGGTGCCTCCGAGCCCGCCCGCGCTCGACGTGCCCGTTCCGGCCAATCCCGCAGTGCCACCTGGACCAACCGCCCAGGCGTAGGGAGCGGAGAATGGAGCGACGAACAGCTTTTCAAAGTAGCCACCGGCCGCGCCGCTGTTGCCGCCGACGGTGCCTCCGCCACCGCCTCCACCGGAGCCAGAGCCATTCTGCCCAGCGGCGCCGGGCGCGCCAGGCCACCCTCCATAGCCCGCACCGCCGAGCCCAGTCGAGCCGCCGGGAGGGCCTTGTAGGATGGTAGAGGTCCCGCCTGGACCATAGGCCACGCCGGGATTGCCCTGCATGTTGTAGTCGCCTCCGCTGGCCGTGCCGCCGACAGCCGGTGCGTTGCCGGCCGCGCCACCGCCCGCACCGCCGTTCGCAGTCAGCGCTCCAAACGTCACCGGGCTGGCATTGCCTCC